CAAGTGTCAACGAGAGCCTGGCAGGTTGCCGGACTGTCTGCGATTAGTTCCTTTGGTTTAACAGGGGTTACATCGTAACCCATAAAACCATCAGTGCCGCAGGACTCACGAAAGTGACCGTTGACGTAACTTTTAGTAACGTTAACTTTCAACTGAAGTAAGTCCATGACGCGGCAAAGCCGTGCATACCCGTGCTTGGGGATAATTATATCGTCCCCAAACACGCGGACTCGTCCCCGCATTTCCATCACAGCCTTCAAGCTAACTGGCCCATGGATAGAACATCCAAGGGCTATAGCAAGAAAGCAAAGTGATTGAACTGGAAATGTGGAAGCTGTACCTTGCGAGGCGAACTTTCGTAATGACAGAAAGCTCGTTTCTTCTGATACTTCATCAAGAAGATACCTCGTTCGTGCGGCGTGCAGAGCGTTTAGAAAGGACGAATGAGTCCTAAATAACCGTTCCACGGTCCAACACGAAAGTCGATCACTTGCGTCGGATAAATCAACCGTTGCAAGAGATCTGTCCAAGGAAGCTTGTAAGACCATATCTCCTGATTTGCTCTGATCTCTGAAGTCTATGAAGTGCCTGAATTGGCTCTTCTGAAGCTGCGATTGCAGCCAACTCCAGATCAGTTGCTGGCACCACATCTGTGATGCTGGCTCTGAAGCGATCAGCCTAGGACCTTTAGCAGTCTTAGGAACGCACATCAGCCTGCTAGCCAGTTCATGACTAACAGGACGTCCCCTAGGATCTCCAGCGGTTTTACCGCAGAGTTCAAAGGGGAATACGGTCTGCAGCTTAGCCGACCATGAGTGAAACCTTGACTTAACGTCTTGGCTGACTCGTTCGGCAACAGCGCCAGTCCCGTGCTTAAAACCAATACCTAAGCTCTCAGATTCCAAATCAGCTGAATAGCTGATTGGGTCAAAAGAGCTCCAGGTACTGACAATCAAGTCCGCTACATTTTGGACTTGATTGAGGAGGCGTCGATCTTCCTCTTCCTGACGAACTTCTTCTTCAGTTTTCTCCTCGCGGAGGCTGCTGAAGAGAGGCAAATCGGTAAGAGGATGGGCAAAGTAGTCCCTAAGATGGAGACTATAGCGTTGACCATCGACGTCGAGCCTGTCGGCGTCCCACTGCAAAGTGGGTCGTCTAAGGGTCCGTTCGACATTGTGGAACCTCCCGACGGTATCGTTAATTCGATCCGGCGAGCAGTCCACCAACAACTTCTTCCCAATACAGCATAACTGCCGTAGAAAGAAGATAGCTGTAATGTCGGCATCCTGTCTTAAGCATGATCCCTTGTCAAACACCCGTAACCAAAGTCCCGAGAATAATCTCGGCACTTGGACTCTCTTAGAGACCGGCTTAGAAAGCGGTCCTTCGAGCGTAAGACGGCCATCTTCGAGACCCCTAAGTAATAGGGAATCAAGATGAGGGAGGTCTAGGGTAAAGAACCCTTCACCTCTAGTCTGACAATAAAGGGCGATTCTCTCAAAATCGAGATCAGCACCCTTCAAATCAGGGTATGCGGAAAGGACATCCTTATGGAGTCCCTTCCAGACATGGAGTAAGGCATTTACTTGGCTTTTCATCAACTCCTCCATTAGAGGGAGAAGATCCAAGCCACC